CTCGCTTTTAAAAAATAGACGAGATAAATTATACCACCGTGCGATATAGTTTATTTTATAGATACAAAACTGTACTTACGGAATCGCTGAAGGCGGATCCGCTGCGTACAGAATTGGGACATTCAGAAAGTAAAAGAAATTAAAATCTGGTCCCATATTATAATATGTTGTTATGTAGGACAAATTCGCATTTTTACCAGATCCTGCTGGATTGAGTCGAGCGAAAATTCTAAATGAATCAGTTCGGGTCTCATATTCAGAGTTACCAGTTCCACGATCCATTGTAGGGATCATGCGAAAACGTGAATACATAGGTATGTTTGCAGATAAACCTGCTTGTGTTTTTTGATTGGTTACGGCCATACCAGCCATACCTGAATCCACATCATTATCTATGAAATGGACATTAAATACAGAATCATTGACACCAACTGCGACATTATCATGTCTACTATAGTCAGCAACATTCAGCGTTTTATGAGCTCGTGCAATAGTTAGATTATCTACTAGTTCTGGCGATGAAACATTAACATGATAAGTTACACTACCTCTCATTCCAAGGAATAGGGGGGCTAACCAAGAATAAGCGGTGTGAGGTATATAGTTGTACCTTGGATTCCCAGTTTGATTTGTTTGGTGGAAACCATCCAAATCATAACCAGGAACTAATGGCATTCTTGGAAGAATATGATTAGCATATTTAATCAGGCTAGTTGTATCAGACTCAAACGTCTGTTTTAAATACTCATTTGTTCGATGTAGCAATGGTCGGAGAGATATATGATCTTCCCCCATTGTGACAAGAGATAAAGCAGAAACGGTATTCTCAACAGAAATCTGATTGGTATCTAAACTCTCAACTGATGATTGAGGACGCCATGCTGTTGTCGATTTGGAAACTTGCACGGGATCGTTGAATTTGAGATTCGGACAACCCCTAACAAAAACCATTATATCGACTGTAGCTCCAGTAGCCGGCCCAGTAAGTTGAGTCAAAACAGTCATGACAAGTTGCCCATTATTGATCAAAACAGTTTCACCGCTTTCAACATGGGCACTGCCAAAACTATTTCCATCTGTTCTAAACCACTGTGAAACAGCTGAACCTGGTAAATATGTTTGCAACCACGGATCCGCTTGATTGTATGGTATAGTAAAAACAAATTCATCAGATTGAGAAAAATCCCACACTGCTGCATGTGTTTCTGTTGGATTAGTACCAGAAGGTGAAGACTGAAGTGGATCCCATGTAATGAGCACTCGTCCAGAATGATATTTAGTTTTATTGGCAACAAATCTAAAAGAAATGTCTCCACGCCAAAATCTAAACATTCTGGATACATGCATCATTGGAGTACAATAATGCTTGCTATATGAGCGACCATTTATGGTCTCCGATGCAGTCCTACACAAACCTGGTAAAACTAAGGAAGCAAACAATTTAGTGCCAACAGCTTGAGCTTCGGTCATATCAGTTATAGTCAAGTAAGATTCACGAGTAACCAAACTCTCAATAGACAATTCATCAGTACCATCCAAACCAACTGTTCGAGAATCAACACAAAGTTCATTCTTTGCGTCAACTGATAGTTTTTCAACTGGAGTGGATATACTTGGCGAAGCAAAAGCATGGAAGGGTTCATTCTTAACAGATCCAGTATTAGCAATGTTTGGAACATTGGTCCAACCAAAGTAATCTGCAACTCCTGCAACACAGGAAGCTGCTGTAGCAGTAGCAGTCGCAAATGGACCAACAACTGGCACACTAGAGACTACACTAGCAGCATCAGCAATAGCTGAGGCAGTAGTAGAAATTACACCTTTACCATACTCATCTTTAAAACCACCATTAATGTCATTTAATATAGATATGACATCAGAAGATGATTGTCCATTATTTCGGGTTTGAATAATCTTAGATCTAGACTTTCCAGATCTATTCTTGGATCGTGAAACCTTATCCGAACTTTTGATAGGTTGGGGAGTAGACTGGGGTACAGCAGTGGCTCCTGACATTACAACATCCGTAGCCATTGCCCAAACAATTATCTGGACATCTGACCCTGACACTGAGTTGGCATTCTGGAGAGTTCCAGGACTGAAGAGTTTAATAGATCCCATCTCAGTCAATTGCGGACGATCAGCCAATGTTATCCAATTTCTATGATATACAAACGGTAGTTCCATGTCTCCACCCTGTGAATTTGACGGATTTATCCAGAAAGATGGGCGCTGAGAATACAATATTGTATCCTCCTCACCTCCACCAAATCCAGTTGAATCCGCACCCCACAAGGGCAAAGGTCTATAAGAAACTAAAGCTCTACCAAAATAAAATGGAGAAGCATTAACTTGAACATGAATCTTTAATTTACATCTCATAAAAGCAAAATTTTGAGTTTTGTTCTTAATTGAAGCTTTGTTAAAGAAAAGATACCAAGGAGATACTGAACGGTCCAAACGTGAACCTTCAGTCCATGTGAACGTATCAATAATAACAGGACGTTGCAAGAAACTCGCAAGATCTGTATCTGTAGTATGTCCATCCATAAAAGTTGCATCCGAAATGTCTGCAGCTGATATGGAAGAACCGGGTATTTGATTATGGAAAACAACGTTTTCATTTTTCTCATACTCGGGTTGTAGGTTTGAACCTAACAATGATGCATGTTTCGCGGCATCAATCGCGATATTTTCATTATTTGTTTCAGCAGGAGAAATAGACAAGATAATGGCTCTCCCAAGCCAAATATCCCGTTACGACATTATTTTAGGTTCAGCCGGACCTTTCCCTAAATAGGGACTTCGAGGGTTGCTCTGGCGAAGTTCATGTGTGATCCACACTTGCTATTATAGTAGGCGTAAAAACTGTCATAGAAAGTAGTAACTATACACACATGGTTGATTTTGGATTTACAATTGGACTGCACAACTTTAGCCCATGCCTGCCATATGGCAGACTAAAGATTTTCAGAAGCCTCCTTCCAACGTTCAATTAAATCATCAAATGTTGGTAGGGGCCTAACAAGGTACTGTTGCAAATCGTGGTCTATAATCATCTGAGAAAATAAATCACGTTTCCCATCAAATACTTTTCTTCCATAGTTAAAATACTCCTGTAATGCGCTATCAATAATTGCACACATTTGAACCTCATGTATTACAACCTTACTTCGAACACATACAGTGAGCATTTTTTCTATAGAGTCATGATTTAATGGACATAAATAATCTTCAATTTCCTTATCCCATCTCCACGATCTCTTAAGAAATTCACACTTCTTCAAAGGTATATATGGAATGGATTCGGCTTTCTTGTCAGCCATAGTATAAATAATATCACACTCTCCTAAAACTTCTGAAATAGCTGTGTGATTAAACCATTTACATCTACTATGAACTCCCATAATATTGTCGTCACCATAAGTTAGCAGTGCGACATTTTTACGAAAATCATGTGCAGAATCATTGCCAGATAAGATAGCATAAGCATACCTCATATACAAGCAATTAACCAAACCATTGATTATAACAGTAAGAGGCCAACCTGATGGATTAGATCCATAAAATTCCACCAAATCACCATTAAAATCAGTTAATGGAAATCTGACGTCCGCACTTATACAGTGAACAACACGCAGATCCTCATCGGAATAATTTCCTGAAGCCTTTAAAATATAAGAAATAACTTTAAAGGCTGCCTCCATAATTTGTGCACTCATGCGTTTATCAAAAGCTTTAAAGTCTCCGGCAATCATACGCTTATCTCCAAATTGGGTCAAGAAACTTCTTAGTTGACCCCACTCTTTAGATTGACAGATTGTACCTGGACATGATTCAAATATATACTTATTGTTTTGCACAAGACGAACAAATGATAATAAATACATTCTCACAACTATGGAAAAATCAACAGGAGCAGACGAAAAGACTCTAGTCTTCCCTTTTTCTCTCTTAGCATGAGAAACAGCTTCATCTTTTAAACAAGCATTATAAATAGGATTAGCACGTTTGCCAGAAGCATACGTGGCTAGTATTTTATCTATTCTACGATTAATTTCATCATTAAATTCAACCGGATCTGGATGAAGATCACAAGCCGGTAATTTCTTTAAATAATTTTGTTTGGGTTTTCTATAAGGCAAGCCCATAGAAGAATTTCGGTTTATCCCATCGACATATGCAACACCAGGAGCGCCGTTTACTGCAGTAAATCTATCATATTTATGAACAGTTTTCAAGTCTTCAAGCGAAAGATTTGACATAATATCCAAAATAAATTCTTCCGTGACCTTATCTATAACATATTGATCCATAGACAAAATAGGATTTACCAAATCTAATGCGGCAATGCGCCAAGGACGCCAGCCACGCATTAGAGGTGCAGTATAATTAAGAGAATAACCCTTAGTCAAGAGATCATCACATAACATCGTTTTCTTCACGGTTGACTTGGGAGCAGGTCTATAACCTGCAAAAGAGCCATATACACTAGCAGAACCTTGCTCTATGAATCGAAATACACTTTTGTCATGTAATTCTCCCAACTCACGCTGAACTGATTCTGAACATATACTTATATCATCAATCTCGACAGTAGGCTGGAAATTATTCACAAGACTCTGTAAGTAGTTTTTAGGAACTTTTGTACAGCCTATATGATGATTTTCCCGTGACCCAAGACAATGGATACCGGCAATAGCGGGCCCCTCCGGTGTAGTGACCAATAAAGGTGTTCCGCAATAACCATCAAAAGTTTGCTTTTCAGTAACTCCAGCCCACACCTCAACTGTGAACTTATTTTGAGCATTAATACATCCACCATGACAAATTCCAGATACGGGATTTCGAGATCGCACTCCATTCTCGTCGAGTTCAATATACTCACCCTTCATTACAGCTCTAAAGTCATAAGGAAGGAAATATTTGATAATATCTCGTCGTGGTGGAAGACATGGTATTTTAATAACAGCCAAGTCATTCTTAAAATCTCTATAAATCTGAGTTTGTGACATTTTGATAGACATATTTCTATTCACTCCCGACACATTTGCATTTTGAAATATATTCATAACAAAATCGTCGTACAATAAACAATGATTGTTAGCTAAATAATATTGATCAACAATGCAAACCATTCGGCACTGAGTTTTACTTTCAGAAAATAGAAGTTCGCAACATATCATGTTCTCTTCAATCTTCTTTGATAAGACCATCTCCTGCCCACGCAAGGCTCGACTTGAGTCACTAATGTGAACAGGAGCTAAATCTATATGAGGATTATGCCATACGTTATTTCTTTCTTTTTCTTTCGGCTCAGGTGGATAAAAGGTTGTAGCTTCTTCAAAGCGTTGACAACGATAATCCAAGTTATCACCGTTTTTGGAGCCAAATATATATGATACAAGTTTGGCACCTGTGTAAAGAGCAACAGCTCCAGCCACAGCAGAAGCCAAATTGACTAAGGTTGAATTATCTCCAATTTCTTGGCGAACTCTCTCACCAAGTCTACTCCAGTACTCTCTACTGTTTGTTATACCCTCCACAGGATCGTCATAAAACCGTTTAATGGCAACAAACCATTTGAAAGAATCACGCATTGCTCGAACATAATTGCATACTGTAAAATAAATATCAGTAGCAAAATATATCCACATATACAACATCATCCATAAATGATACCATTTACCATGTAATTTAATATTCAACGATTGTGGTATTACAGGACTAGATGTACACAATGATACAGGTATACTACAACATTTGCACAAATCCATATTATGGATAACATCCACAGAATCTGAAACCTGTTCTTGATTGATCCAGTGTTGATCTATTGTCTCATTGTACCACATCAAGAATTCCTTCATACCCACATCATCTAAGATCGTACGGTAAATAGCATTTTGTTTGCTATTGCGTATTGGCTGGGGTATAACCTTCTCGACTGTAAAAGTCCAAAAATCTGGCAAATCTGTTTGATTATGAGAATTTCTGACTTTCTGAGTATCCAACAAGGAATTTGTACAAAACTCTTCTTTGACCTTCGGCGTTACGACGTATGGAAAACGTCGCTGTGCAGCAGAAGGATGGGAAAAATAGGCAAATGCGTTTAATTCTTTAACGTTTGTCGTAGCAACAACAAATTCAGACTTAAAAGGCGTTCGCCCCTTACGACTCAAATCGGCCTGATCGGGACAAAAAGGCACTTGATTTATGATTTGTAGGAACTCAGTGACAGAAACATCTCCCTGACCTGCTGTTCGAGGTTCACGAAAACCAACATCATCTAAAACACAACACCATTGAGAGGGCATATAACCATCCCAAAAATTGGCATTAGCATTTCTAGTATATTTAAATCGACCATCAATAGGCAGATTTCTCTTTTTCCCATACATAGAAAACATGATTTCAATCAGAGTAGATTTACCTATTCCGGAATCACCATGTAACAGTATTGAAAAAGGAGTCTTCCGAGGAAGCCGTGCATTAGACAATGTTTCTATTTCTGTACATATTGTTTTCAAAGGCTGTAGTTGTAAAAGAACCGCCTTTTTGTCCCAAGATGACATATTGACTGCATGCTTATATATTGCATCACCCTTTTCTATAGAATCGGTCAATTTATCATAATATTCAGAAAATGAAAATCCAAATGATGTACAATCGTCTAATTTTGGATAATTATCCTTTAACCAAGCACAGTCATCATACCACTTTGTATATTTGGTACCAGAATGATAGAGCGGCTCATATGAACCGGTCTTATACATTTGATACCCAGTTTCACAAAGAAACACAATAGTATCTGCCACTTGTTCAAAGAAGCCTAACTGTGAGCTATGGGCTCGCCGTAGAGCTTCACTTTCTGATCTTTCAAAATTCAATGATTCAAAATTGATTCCAAAGCCATCCAAAACATTACGAGATAAACAATACAATAGAACATTGTAAAGTTTTGTAAATAATGGCGACTTCTTTAAAGTTTGATAGTGATCAAGAAAATCACGTGGTGCCTCAAAGGGTGATCCAACACTACTCTGCAGTCTATTAAGATTGCTAGAGAAGAGAGAATCAATAATACTTTGAAATTGCTTTTGAAAAGCATTTACATAGTACTTGATAGCACTAGTATTTGGTCCGAGTCTACACTTAAAATAAGTTACAACTGCGACAATTATCTTATAAGGATTTTCTGCTGTATACAAATTGTATACCAATAGCAAAATGTCCTCCAACTGACTTATTGCCCATTCACTCGAGATGAAAGAGTCTTTAGAAACACTAAAGAAATTCTTTAGAGAATCCATACCATATCTTTCATACCAAGTTTTTACAGCCTCGTGAGACTGTGCTTTCCACTGGTTGTTAGAGCATACGGGAATTGTAGACAGTGGATCTACATCAATGAAATGATTCATTTCATCTTCCATATGCAAGTACACCTTTGACGGCTGATTAATTTCACAATTTTGTTTTTTATTCATAATTGTTTACAAAATTAAAGGGACATCCAAAGGATCAGAGTCTGATGACCAAGAATAAAGATTAATTTACTATATTATTATTTGTACGCGACCAGAGTGTACTAAGCTCTATATTGGCTTTTTTCGTTCCACGGGCGGTATACTACAAGTAATGTGCTACTGTGCTAAAACAAAGGTAAGTTCTAACATTTAAAAGTAACACAAAAACACGTTTTCTCCATTCACATTCACAGATCTAGTAGAATCTGCTAGCAAGTAGGATACTCGACGGATTTACGCATTAGACCTCCAGGAGAGGAGCCGGAACAACTCTCCTATAACGCTTCGGCTATACAAACAATATAAAGTAAGATCTAAATTAAGTTCAAAAGCATCTAAGCTAAGGAATTGCAAAGATTTTACGTGGATAGCGACACGTTTCCAGTGTTTCAACTGTATTGGAAATACATACAGGATCTATACATTCATTTACCTGAGAATGTATACAAGTTAGGTAGAAATTATTTGATGGAAATGAAGAGAAGAATCCATTAAAAAATGAAAGACTGTCTTCAAAATCCAATTTCTGAAAACTAAATGAACATGTTCTTATACAGTCTGTTCGGTAACTGTAGACAGTACTTTAAACTCCACTGGCCAAGGAGTATATTCTGAATTTTGTTATAGCTCTGACAGAAAAGAGCATAGAAATACAGTGAAGTTCAGAAGAAAAGAGTCTCTACTTGTATAGAAAAAGGTGAATTTATACTCACACAAATTCGTCCACAAGCAAGATTTGACAAATAGAACCGGACGTCAATCGAACAGATCCTATTTGGTGGGATATCAAGATCTGACAACATTTGGTTAAAAACATTATCAGAAAATGATCAATTCGATTTCTGAAATCATCATAGTGTGAGTAAGTACCAGATACGGGAGACACACGTGATTCGTGCAGTCTTCTAAACTGTTTATATACTAATCAAAATACTATGTATGGGCTTCCATAAGG